TTAAAATCCTGACATTGGAGCTAGGGATTGTTCCCTGAACTTGATCAGACGAACCGAGAAGCGCAATAAATCTCTCCGATATGCTAAACAAACGAGCAACATCTGAATCATAAATTGAATATCTAACAGCATCTCTTCTTACCCAATAAGATTCAATTGAGGGAGTTCCAGGTTCGTAGTAATATACCACAAACGGAGCAGTTTCTGAACCATAACCAACCACTGGGAAAAAGTTCATCACTTTCCCAGCAATGCTAGTTAATGTAGCATCGGCTCTTAAAAATGTATTTACATCATATACGCTTATTGGCATAATTATCCTCTTGGGATATCAATAGATGGTCTTGAAACCCCACCTCTCTTCCCGAATCCTTCTTTTGTTAGCGATTGACCAATTAGATCAACAATTACTTGTCTAGCAAGCTCTCTAACTTCTGGTCGCTTACTTTTAATTCTAGCCTTCTTAACACGCTTATAAAACTGGCCATAACCTTCAGCAGTGGTTTCTGCATGTAATTTCATGGCATCTCTTTTCTTGGGATAAATATATCCTCCGCCTTTTTTACCTGTTAAAACTATTGATGAAGCAATCTGAACATTTCTTCCATTTTTCCCTGACTTAGAACTCTTAGCCGGAGCAATAACCAATTTTGCCCCAACGGGCCCAGATGGCATAGCTTTTACTTCTAAGTATTTAGCACCTCTTGATATCTCAGGAAGTCTATTTTTTATTTTGTCTGCAGCGGCATTAACAGCTCTCATCTGAGCAGCTTGTAATCTTAATGGCAAAATTTGTGTGTTAAGAGCAGCGTATTCCATTTGAGCACTTGCTGTTCTGTTAATTGTAATTTTAAGCATCTTCCACAACCTTCCTACAAGTTAAAAGAACTTGTCTAACTTTGCCATTCAATCCAATTTGTCTATGAATATTAACAATTTCTACCGGTCCAACCTCAATAACATTTCCGTATCTATCAACCACATTTCTAATACGATTGTTATATGAAGCATAAGATGCATCTTTGTAAGAAATATAAAATTCTATTTCGTCAATATTATCCGTATATGGATATGTTCTTCTTTCCGAAGACATAGCCTGATACAAAGCTTTTATAGTGGCAGCTTTAGTGTATGTTGTAGCCCTTTGCCCTGCTGCATTTACAGTTGTTGTTTTTGTATAAACATCAATCTCATGCGGAAGTTTTAAAAAAGTTCCGTTAGACATTTAAACCACATAGTCCATTACAAACAGTGTATAATCCATCAACAAAACATCGGCATCAATATTCCCGGTAGATTCATAGAATGACACATCTTTCTTGGTTTCGTATTCAATAGTGTCCATATCAACACGATAAATTCCATGCCTTCTGTATTCAGAATCATCATTCATCATATCTTCTAGAAGAAGATCAGCGGCTTGTTCAATATTGTTTGGCACAAATTGCCAGCCAAAATCTCCTTCAATTTTGTAATCATCATCAGCATCAAATTTAGCTGTTGAAATAAGAGTTTGAACACTATCTAAAACTGATTTTTTATATTGAATATAATATGTGCTACCAAAATTATGAGGCTCTTTTGTTTTTTCAATATTATCTAAAGTAGCATCTAGATAATCGTGCACAACGGCTTGATCTGAATCACCAACATTGACTGTAACTTTTCTTAAAGTAGAAATAGGAGTCGGCAAATGAATTGTCTTTTTACCCGAGCCTTGAATTTCTATATATTTATTTGGATAGTAATCAAAAGATTGACCACAAAATGTGTTAATAATGTTTCTAACTTTCTTTTCCATCTTATCAAACTTGTCAGACCAGTCTGTTTCTAGTTCAGGGTGGTCTTCAAAAAATGTATCGCTGTTGATATATGGAGTGTAAACATTTATGTATTGAGATTGGGTATAAGATGTTCCACTTACAGTGTAAGTAAAATCTGCTCTATGCCTTCCGGCTGAATTTAAAATATAGATGCCAGAAGCTTGTTGACCATAAGTAATTGTATAAACGCCAGTGCCTGTTCTTGTAGCATTAGTTGGTCCACTTACTAATGAACCAAATTCATGATAAAGCTTTACTGATACAAGATTGGATGTAGGATCGCTTGGTAAAGTAAGAGTTAATGTCTTACTTGTGTTTATTTTTACATCATCCATAATATTCAATTATAACAGAAAAGCTGTTCCAAGCCCTAGAAGGTTTGCATGGCTACAGATACTTCTAAATCAGCAACATCTGTGCCAAGATTAGAGCTAGCAATTGCATCCGTTATGCTGAAGGAAATTACGGTATTGCTTGCGTCTTTATAAAATAAAATCCCGTCAGCATAGTTGATTGCAAGCTCTCCATGCTCTAATGAATTAGCAACTGGAGCCGCATTGGCAGTCCCAGATCTTTTAAGTTTTACAATGTTAGCCATTGATTCTCCTAATTAAAAAGTACCACCATCAATAGTAACATTATCAAGATTTGTTCCACTCAACACTGTTGTTCCATTAATCTTAAAAACTTTTCCAGATGCAAGATTGATGTGTTCAGATGATGTCCAAGAATCAGTTGCATCAACCCAGTTCCAAGTCTTATTAGAAGCACCAAGAATTGTTAAACCAGCGCCATCTGCTGTTGTGTCATTTGGACTGGCAACATTTGCCAAAACAACATTCTTATCTTCAATAACAAGAGTTGATGTATTAAGAGTTGTTGTATTGCCCTGTACAGTTAAATCGCCAGTTACGGTAAGGTTGTTTGAAATAGTAACATTTGCCGGCAAGCTAAGTGTTACTGCACCCACTCCAGAGTTGGAAACTGTAATTTCATTTGCAGTACCCGACAAGCCAGTAACAAGGTTTGTTGTTCTATCACTGATTTGAGAAGCTGTAATTGAAATTGTTGAATTAGCAGCAGCTGTCAAACGACCTTGTGCATCAACTGTAAAAGTTCCAACAGTTCCTGAACCACCATAGCTACCAGCAGTAACTGCTGTATTGTCAAGATTAATCGTAACTGTGTCTGTTGCAGCTGCGATAGATGTTAATCCAGTTCCGCCAGCAATTGTTAATGTATCTGTACCACTTGAAATTGTGACAGTACCAGTATCTCCAGCTGCTGTAAAAGATGTTGCAACATTAGATATTGCATTGTCAACATAAAGTTTAGTTGCCGCATGCGCATTAGCCGATGGCGTTGCAACAGAAACGGTTCCAGAAAATGTTTTATTACCAGTAACCGTTTGTTCGGTTCCAAGTGTTAGATAAGCCCCATAACCAGCAATGGCAATAACAGAAGTCGCTGAGCCTCCAGCGCCACCAGTACCTGTCCCGTAATAAAGAATATTATCAGCTTCGTTAAAAGCTAATTCTGCATTCTCCAAACTTGTTGGCGCACCAGCTGCTCCAGCTGATGACCTTCTTTTAATCCTTAGTGTATTTGCCATTAGTAGTTTCCTCCATCTAATAATAAATTAGCTGCGCTATGAACATGGTCTGCTCTAGCCGCTAAAACGCTTGTACCCACAACTCCACTTCTGGCAATATCTGTAACAGTCGTTGCCAAACTTAAACTTGCTAAATTAATTGTTCCTGCTGATTGTGTTAACACAGTCGTGTCATTTGTTTGCACAGTAATTGCCGTGATTTCACTAGCAACAGTAACATTTGAAACATCATTCGTAATAGAAAGAGAAGTTATATCGCCACTATTTATCTGAACAGTGGTGATGTCAGCAGCCATTATCGGCTGACCTCGCCAGTGACTGTGCAAGTTCCGGTTATTAATGTTGTAACAGCATTACCGTTTGTTTCTTGAAAATCATACACATATGTTCCAGCCGCAATATTTGCAGTATTAGCCGAAGACAAAGACATAACGACAACGCCATTAGCGGCGCTAGTTATCTCTGATGAAAAAGTAGCAGCTATAGTTTCTGAATTTCTTTTTTTTCTAATTTGACCAGTATATGTCCGACTTGTAATATTAACATTAGCATTGGCGCTATTTCTTATACGCAATTCATGTGCATAAGTATCGCCTTGATATATAGTAATATTTCTAGTTGCAGCCATAATTACTCCTATGTAATTTTATATCAAATTACTTAAGAGAGCAAAGCAGCCCATGTTGTTTCGTCAACTTCTCCAGTGATAGGAATAGATTTTGATTTTTGAAATTGCTTAACAATTTCTTGAGTCTTTGGACCAAAATCGCCATCAGGGCGGCATTGAAAACCGTGTTTCGTTAATAGCTCTTGCGCTTCTTTCACGGCTTTACCTTTGTAATCTTTAATAATTTTTGGTTTACCATTTGCGATAGAAATATCTATTTTTTTAGGTTCTTGTGCTTTAACAGCAGCTTCAGTAGCGGCT